TCAACAAAACAGACACTCTTTCCTGCGGTTCAATGTGAATGCCAGCAACAAAAGCACCACAAAAGAAGCGAGCCGAGAAAACAAAACCGGCACGGGTGCAAGAGCAAAAACAGAAAAGCGGAAAATTCTCAGCGGCAGTACCTGAAAGCAAAAAGAGACAGGCAACGCAGAGCAGCCCGTCAGGCCGAATCGAATCAGCCGACTCATATGCAGCTCGCAAGATTCGCGAGAACAACAAGTCACGGGTGCAGGCAGAAGACAAACGCGAGATTGGTGAGATCCCGCCGCCAAAGAACAAAAAGCGCCGGGCAAAATGCGAACGTGATTTCGCAATGTACCTGAAGACGTATTTTCCGGCTGACACGAAACATCCATGGAGCACGGTGCATTTGAAATTGATCGAGGCTATCCAGATCGTCGTGCTTGTCGGTGCATTGCTGGCAATCGGGATCCCGCGCGGCTGGGGTAAGACGTTTATTTCCGTGCGTGCAATCATGTGGGCCGTGTCGTATCGACATCACACGATGTGTATGCTGATTGCCGCGTCAGACTCGGCGGCCACTGATCTAATTCAAGACATTCGCGACGAACTGGAAAACAATCCGCTGCTGCGGGAGGACTTCCCGGAACTGTGCATTCCAATATCGGCACTCGAAGGAATCAATCAGCGAGGAAAGGGGCAGACATCTGGAGGGGTAGCGACACGCGTCAAGGCTGATGCGTATGAATTGCACCTCGGCGACATTAACGGAAAACCGGGGGCCGTTATTTATGCGGGCGGTATCACCGGCTCCCGAATCCGCGGACGACGAAAGAAACGTGGCGACAAGATCGAGCGGCCGACGCTGGGCCTGATCGACGATTTTCAGACTAGAGCGTCTGCACGTTCCAAAATGCAGATTGACACACGCTTAAACATCGTGAGCGATGACATTCCGGGGCTCCCGGGAAATGATCAGGCATGGTCCTGCTTGCTGACCTGTACCGTAATTGAGCCCGGAGACGGAGCAGATCAGCTGTTGGATCGATCGCAGCACCCAGACTGGCGTGGAATCCGTGCGAGCTTTCTGGATTCGCTTCCAGACGAAGACGCTCTGGACCTGTGGGAGGCATGGAATCAGATCCGCGTCGAAGACCTGCAGACATTTGACGAAGACTCTGACGACGTTGAACAGGAAGCCATCAGCGAGCGAGCCCACGAATTCTACCGCAAGAACTTCGAGGCGATGAACCACGGGGCCATGGTGGCATGGGAATACGCGTACAAACCAGAGCACTACGTTGACGCGCTCGAAAAGGCTATGCACTGGTATTTTCGAAGCAGGCGGGGGTTCTGGTCAGAATTGCAGAACCAGCCAGAGAAGTTTCACGCTACCGCAGCCCCAACACTTCAGGCTCATGCTCTGGCAACGCGATGGAATCACGTCGAAGGCGGCATTGTTCCCGATGAGGCCGACTACCTGACAGCTCATGCCGACGTTTCAAAACACGTTCTCTGGTACGAGATTCGGGCATGGGCGCAGGACTCGACAAGTTGGGTCGTGGAGTATGGGACGTGGCCGAAGCAGACTCGGGCATACTACACACAGGCAACGGCATCGAACACGATCGATTTGGTTTATCAGCATCTCCCGACGTGGCACGTCCGGGCCATGGCTGCGATTCGAGACCTATTTACTGAGCTGTTTGTCAGGCAATTCCAGCGAGAAGACGGAACAGTTCAACGCCTGACGCTTGCCGGAATCGACGCGAATGACGAAACAGAAATGGTTCGAGATGCGATAAAGAAAGCCGGGCTTGCCGGAAAACTTTGGCCAATGCACTCCCGTTCGTTCCGGGCTCCAAAACCGCCATTGAATGACCTGCCGAAAAAAGATGGTGATGTGATCGGCGACAACTGGCGACACAGAACACCCGCTCACGGATCAATGCGATACATCACCTACGACACGGACCGATGGAAAAGCCACCACCGTGACAGGCTTTTAGTGCCTCGGGAAACACCGGGGGCAATCACGTTTTATCGTGGCACAGAACACCGGATGCTGGCGGACCATTCCACTGCAGAGTTTTCCAGTGTCAATGTGAACATGGCGACCGGACGCACTGAAGAGTGGTGGGCTAATCGGCCAGGGCAAGACAACCACCTGTGGGACTGCGGCGTAGGAAATGATGTGCTTGGGTCTCGGCTCGGGTGTCGTATTCCGGCATCAATGATTCTTAATGGTCGGCCGGATACGAGTGTAAAACGTAAGATGCGACGACGAGTGAAAATCTCATTTTGAAAAGGGATATCGTGAGTAATCCACAACATAGGCCGAAGGGATCGAAGACAGCAGACAGGGCACCAGTTGTTAAGGAGGTGACACCGTGCCCGAACTGTGGCTGCACGCTTGAGCCGATCAACAAGCGGCTGGTGCGAGAAGGTGAAGCGAGTGGAGAGCATCAGGGCAGGCCATACGGTTACTATCGAATGAGCCGGGCGAACTGTCAAAAGTGCAACCGTGCCTTAATGCTCTGGGAGTATGACTATATTCCTGAGATGGAAAGTCAATCTATGTCTTAACGGACATAGACACATTGCACCCATGGTCAGAGCGTGTAAACAATAGGTTCATGGCTACACGCTCTGAACAACTTGCACGACTCGAGCTGCTTGAAAAGATGCGCGATAGCGGCGTGTCGTCAACGAGCGTCGATAGTGTTCAGACTACGTTCAGAAGCTTCGACGAACTGAATCAGGCGATTCTGCAATTGAAGCGGCAACTCGGGCAAGTCCGACGCAAGCCGCGAAACATGTCTGTTTACATGGGGCACCGCTAATGAGTTTCCTCGGAGCTATCCGGGGCGCTTTTAGCCGTGCCCCACGTTCTAACGATGCCTCGGCTGACGAGCATTATGACGCGTTGAACCCAAAAGGGCGGCGGCGTTCGGCTCCAGCGTCTCGCGTTCGTCCGGAAGACTTGACGCTGACTGGTGCAAAGCGAGATCGACTCGACCAAAACGCGTTGGACGTGTGGCGGAACATGTCTTTGCTGGCCTGGATGATTCGCAGGACGCTGGATTACTGCTGCCTGTTCGACTTTCAGCCACAGACAACTGACGAGGGCTTGAATAAGGATCTTCGTTGGCTCATGGCTCGAGACTGCGAAGCATCGCGGATTGATTACGTGGGCCGGTACGACTGGGACGATATGCGACGTGTCGCGGAATCACTGAAGATTCTGACGGGCGACATGTTTTTCGTTCCGCTGTCAGAGGGCACATTGCAGCCTATCGAAGGCAGTTACTGTCGAAATCCAAAGAACGCACCGAATGATGCTACGTACATCAACGGGGCACGTCTAAACAAGCGAGGCCGCGTTGTCGCGTGGAACTTTCGCCAGAACCTGATGGATCCTATCAACGGTTACTCCTTCGTCGATAAGGAAGTCCCGGCCAGAAACGTATGGCAACACATTCAGTACGAGGGCCGTCTAAATCAGGTCCGAGGCTATTCGCCGATCAGCAGCATTCTAAATGAGATGCGCGACATAAGCGAAACGTTCGACCATGCACGCGCCAAGGTCAAGCTTGACCAGATTTTCGGCGTTGCGATTTTCGCTGAAAAAGATGACGAAGATGACGTGGCAACGGGTGTTGATGATGACGGCAACGAAGTCCCGGAAGAGAACGTCGAGCGATACGATTTCGGCGGCGGACCTGTCGTCATGAATCGAACCGTCGGCGAAGACGTTAAGATGCTGACGGCCAACAACCCGGGCCAGAACACTCAAGAGTTTTTGAAGCTCTGCATTCAGATGGGGCTCAAAGCGCTTGACCTGCCATACAACTTCTTCGACGAAGCACACACCAACTTTTTCGGCTCACGGGCTGCGTGGAACCTTTACGACCGATCATGTGCCCCACGTCGCCAAACACAGTTAAGGCTGCACAAGCGTTTGACTGAATGGCGACTTTTCGACTGGACGCTGCCGGTTGATATGGGCGGAACTGGTGAGATTGTTTTGCCTCGCTCTATGACCATGGATGACGTGGTGTATCGCTGGGTGCCGCGTGGCTTGCCATGGTGGAAGCCAGAGGAAGAACTCAGCACCAACATCATGGCAGCAGCCGTAGGCCTCAAAACGTGGCAGGGCGTTTGCGACGAAAACAACCTCGGAATCTACGAGGAAAACGTGGCTGCTTTGGCTCGGGAACGTGATCAGGTCGCGAAGTATGGTTACGTGATGGAACTGAATCCAGCGAAGCTAATGGCCGCCTTGCGTGCTCCGACTGCGAAACCTCTCACCGGGGGGCAAGCGGTATGAGAATGCGTTGGTCTGACACAATGCTCTGGCAGATTCACCCACACTACCGGGCGCAAGTCGCCGCGCTGCTTGAAAACATCAAGCAGGGCGACGGCTTGCACCGTGACAACGTCGAGCGCAAGTTCACGAAGGTAGTCGCCAGCTGGTTCGATATGGATGAACTGCCGATCGACATGAAAGATGGCGGCATTGCTGTTGTTACTGTCTCGGGACCACTCATCAAGGAGTGGAACTACTTCACGGCATCGTATCGAGCACTCACTGAGTCATTTCGGAAGCTTCGAGCGTCGTCGGATGTTGTGGCTGTCGTTGTAAAGTTTGATACGCCAGGCGGCACGGTTGATGGTCTGGATGAATGCGCTACCGAGCTGAAAGCACTGGCAGCGACAAAGTTGACAGTGGCACAGATTGACGGCGGCTGTTACTCCGCTGGCTACTTCCTTGCGTGTGCGTGTCCAACGATCTGCTGTGGCCGGACGATGCACGTCGGAAACATCGGCACCGTCATTTCCTTGGTCGACTCCTCCGAAGCGTACACATCGCGCGGGCTGCGGTCGGTAACAAAGAAAACGGGCGAGATCAAAGGCATCGGCATTGAAGGCGATGAGATCACACAGGCGCAGGAAGACTTCCTGCAATCGTTGGTCAACCAGCATTTCGAACACTTCAAAGCGGCCGTCATTGAAGGCCGAGAGATGTCTGAAGCGGAATTCACAGCTGTTTCCGACGGCTCATGGTGGCTCGGCGAATCAGCCCTCGGCCTGAAATTGATTGATCAGGTTTCAACGCTGGAACAGACGTTGGACATGATCCGAAAGCAACTCTCTGTTTAAGGAAACGTCATGACGAAACCAAAAATCAAACTCAATCTGAGCGCGACGGCCAGCGAGTCAGCAACAGAATCGCCGGTCACTACTGAAGCACCAGACAGCGGAGGTGAGACGACTACCGAAACTGAAACCGCGACAGAAACGGAAAGTGCTGACGACGCGGAGACTGACACGGAAACACCTGAGGCCAATACGGTGACGACTACGCCCGGAGCGAAGACGTTGGCAGACTTCCGCTCAGCGTTTGGCCACGAGCAGGGATCTGTCTTCTTTGCGGATCAGGTTCCGTTCGTCGATGCGTGTGTCAAACACATGGCAAGTCAAGCGGCGACGATCACGGCACAGACTGCTGAGATCGCAGCCCTGAAAAAGACCGGAACGGAACTGGCGGCCAAGCTCAAAGGTGAAGCCGAGCCACTGGCGACCGGACCGACCGGCGACAAGACGCCAGCAACGGGAGACGCGGCGGTCTCAGACTTCGCCAAATCTGTCGAAGCTCGCTTGGCAAAGTAATAGCGGCCACGGTCGCAACAAAACACATTCTGAATTCACATTTTCATTTGTATAAGGAACATGGACCATGGGAGCAACAGTCACTCTGCTGGATCTGGCAAAACGCAAAATCGCTGACACTGAAGTCGGACTGATTTCCGAAACGATGAAGGCGGTTCCGGAAATCTCTGGAATCAATTTGCTGACCGGCCAGCCAGTCAACAACCTCGGCGCTGCAAAGACCATTCGAGGCACGGTCTACAATACGCGTGTTCGTACTGCACTGCCTTCAGTCGGCTTTCGTAACATTAACGAAGGAACTCAGACGACCAAGCAAACCACCGAAAACCGGATGGTTACCTGTCATCTGATGAACCCACGCTGGCAGGCTGACTATGGCATCAGCGGTTTTGATGCCAACCTGCTCGAGGAACTGGCCGAGAACGCAGCGGCACACCTTGAAGCCGGTTTTCAACTGCTTGGAAAGGCGCATTTTTACGGCCAGAACACCACGTTTGGCGCTGGTGCCAAGGGCTTCCCGGGACTGCTGGAAGCAACGACGGCAGCGATGACCGTTGACGCTGGCGGAACGACTGACAACACCGCTAGCTCAGTTTATGCGGTCTCGTACGGTATTCAGGGCGTTCGCTGGGTTCTTGGAAATGATGGTCAGTTCGAAATTACTGACCCACGAAAGCAGGACGCATTGGACTCCAGCAACAACCCGTACACGGTGTTGATGCAGGAACTGTTCGCACATGTCGGCCTTCAGGTTGGCAGCACGCAAGCAGTCGGCCGAATCAAGAAACTGACCGCTGACAGCGGCAAGGGACTCACCACAGCTCGCCTGCGATCGCTCTATGAGTGCTTCGCTAACGTTGGCAAGCGTCCGGATGCGTTCTTCATGTCTCAGCGGTCCTACGATCAGTACGAAGCACATTTGGAAAGCCTGAGCATCGTTCCGAGCGAAGCCACAAAACTGGCATTCCGTGGAGTTCCGTTCGTCGTGACGAACAGCATCAGCAATATCGAAACTCTGGCTCTTTGATCGAGCCTGACCGGCAGTAAACACATCCCTCCGGAGTAGCTCCGGAGGTTTCCTCACACAAATATCGGGAGTTCCGCAGATGAAATGGTATATCTTTATCGCCGTCGCTCTGATGGCAGTCGTTGGCGTCGCTTCTGGGCTGGTTTCGGCTCAAGAGGCTATGCTTGTCGTTTCCACATTGACGCTGGGCACGTTCGCAATCACTGACATGGAACTGCGATCGTCTCGAGCGTTGCCGACTGGTGCCAGTGCGGTCACGGCTACAGGGCTGGACTTGGGGCACGGAACCACAGGCCGAAATGTTGCGGACTATGAGTTTCTTCTGACAGTTCCGGCGCTGGCTGTCGGACAATTGGCGAACGGGTCCACGATGACATACGCCATTGTGACCAGTGCAAGCTCCGACATGAGCAGCCCAACAGTATTGAACTCGGCTGCACTGGTGCAAACCGGTGCTGGTGGTGCCGGTGCTGCTGGTAACACTTTGCGGTTTCGACTGCCGACGAACTGTCAGCGATACGTCTCAGTTCGTGCAACTAACAGCGCGGCAGCCGATGCGTCCGCAGCGTCTTACACGCTCGAAATGGAGTTCTGAGCAAACCATGTCTGTGATCAACGACATTCTAACGATCAGCACAGCAGCCGCGCGAAGCCTTCACGGCGAAACGGTTGAGCTGTTCGACTCCGCTGGCGAAAGCCTCGAGGAAATCACAGACGCACTTGTCAGCCTTGACAGTGCGGCAGTGGGTGTCGTTGGTTCCGGTCCAGCAACCGAAAGTGGGGTCGTCAGATTGGCAGAAACATACCATGCGGTTGCGATCACTGCTCAGCATTTAGAGTATCAGGGGCGGCGGTGGTATGTCGGCCATGTCGGTGACCCTAAAGGCGGATTGTTTCGCGTGGAGGTTAGCCGCGGCGAGGCAGGAATTAACGGAAGACATACGAATCTGATCGACCTCCACGGCAATCAGATTCCGTATGCAGACGAGTAGCTTTTTCGTCTCCGTCATGGGAGGCGGGGTGTGCCGATTCGAACGGCCCCCCGTTTATTTCATGACAATGGAGTTTTGATCGAAACATAGCCATGACGGAGATCCAAAAAGGGGATCTCAATGCCCGCAACAGCACAGAAGACTCTGGCGACAGAGCTTCAAATCACAATCAGTTCGACACTCACTGAGATCCCATTTCTCGACAACATCGAGATTGATCTTGGAGAGAACAAGCTTCACGACCTTCTCGGCGTGAACATGACATATGAAACGCCGATTCCGACTGGTGTACGCGGTAAGGGGTCAATCAGTGCAGACGTGCTGGCCTATGACCCAACGGACTCGACACACCAAAAGGTCGTGAAGGCGTTTAACGACGGAACGGAGGTGGTTGGAGCGGTCAAGCTCGGCGGCTCCGGGAAAACCGTCAGCGTGAAGTACATCATCACAAAGTTTCCTGTTTCGATCAAAGCGGCCAGCGTGATTGCGGGGAAGATTGAGGCAAGCATCACCGAGCTGGTCGACTGGCCAGAAAGTTAACGAGGCATCATGAAAGCCATCAGAACCAAAGACGCACAGTGTCCGAATCCGCTGTTCTCACATGCCGAACGCAAGGCGGCCATTGCAGCGGGCAAGACATACGACACGTCGGAATTTGTCACGCTCCAGGCTGGCGAGGTGGTCGACTGTCCGGATTGCTGGCGGTTGGTCGTCAAAGGCGTAGCGCTGCCCGACGATGCGGAGTGCGCTCAGAAGGTGCTAGAGCATCTTGGATCTGAAGGCCGTCAGGCGATCGTGGCTGATATCAAACTGCTTCAGCAGGCGGACAAGGGGCACCAGTTATCAGCAAAGGATAAAAAGCAACTTGCCGCGATGGAGCGGGCCTATGCGGTGGAACTCGGTTTAGTCGAGTCTCACAAGGGATTGAAGCAAAAGGCCGAGCAGCTTGCAAAGCCTGCTGAGACACTGGGCGAAACGTCGTGACATTCAAAGAGTTTGTCGATTCACTGGAAGCAAACCTCGCTGCAGCAGTGGAATCTGAAGCGGTGCTTTTGGCGTCTGAAATGCGGTCGGCCGTGCCGCCAGGTCGCATCAAAACACGTCAGGCTGTTCGGGCTCGGGTGAAATCCACTCGGGCTCGAATTGGCCTGCGTTTTCCACAACGGTACCCGGGCACCGAAACGCCCACCCATGACTGGTTTAAGAAACAATGGAGACTCAGACGGCCGATCGTGCGAAAACGAATGGTTGAGAGGATCCGAAACATCATTAACGGGTAACCCATGACAGAACCTGTTTTCATTGGATCACACAACGCACGGCAGATTGTCGCGTGCAAAGTCGAAGAACTGGCGCTGAAGCATCATCCGGACGTGATGGTTCGCGTAAAGCAACTTCCCATGGGAGTATTGAAACGACTGAGCAAGCCAGCGACGAAAGACAACCCGGAAGGTGAAAAGGCCAGAATTGAGCTGATCACGTTATCGGTTGTCAATGAGGATGGAACACCAGCGTTCACGTCGGAAGACGCCGCAGCATTGGCGGACGCAAGTGCTCCGATTTTCAACGATTTGATGGACGCCATCGGCAGAGCAAACAACAAGACGAAGCAGCAAATCGACGAAGAGTTGGACAACGCGGAAAAAAACTGAGGGAGGACACTACAGAGCAGGTTTTGTATGAACTTTGCTTGTGTGGTGTCGGTGGTGACAAGTCGCTCAGCCCGGATCACCTGCGGGAGGAGCTAACTGAAGATCAACTGATTGGGTGGCTGGCGTTTTACCGCATTCGGCCATTCGGAACGAAACGAGATGACCTCCGGGCAGCGATGCAAACGTACTGGCAAGTCTCCTGCTCAGTCACAGAGGCTCCTGAAGACCATAGCCCAGAAAAGTACATGCTGAAATTTGACGACGGGCCACAGCAAACAGAGGCCCAACAGATACTGCAAAGAATCAAGCAACGAATGGCAGGCGGAACATGAGCGGCAATCTTGACGATCTCGACTTCGGGTTGTCTGTCGCTTATGAGGAATCACTCCGCGGACTGCGACAGGTTGTGTCAGAACTTGATCGAGTGCATGTAGGCGTGACAAATCTTGTGCCGTCTTACGCGACACTGAACGGTGTCGCATCTCAGCTTGCATCGTCCAGCACATTACCGACGAAACTGGTCACGACGCTTGACTCCGTGGCAGCGGGTGCCGAAATCGTTGAAACGTCGATGATTTCCGCAGCATTCTCAGCGGATCTTGTAGCGGCGTCGCTGTCAAAGGCTAGCGCGGTCGCAACAGCAGCAGGAACAGCTTTTGGAGTTCTCGACAAATCAGCGTCTTCTGCTACATCCGGGCTAACCTCGATCGGAGGGGCCGCTGGCGTTGCGGCTCCAGTCTTGCAGCGACTCTCCACGGTGACACAGCAATCAGCATTTACCATGCGGGCGATTGCGTCCGGGGCTCGCGTCGTTGGTGGTACGGTTGGGGCGCTGTCATCCGTCGTCAGATCGGCGTCCGCTGGAATGCTGCACTTAGTGCATTCAATCCACGCAGCACAGATTTTCGCCGACTTGCTGGCGTCTGCGTTTGCCGTGCTGATGGTTCCGATTCGGATGATAGGAGCGGTGGCTGGCCTTGTATTCAGGGCAATGACAGTGGCACTTAACACTGTGCTCCTGCCTGTGAAATGGCTTTTTGCCGGGCTGATGGCAGTTGCTGGGGCGATGAAAGCACTGTTTTCCGCAGCAACATCCGTTGCCATCACGGTGTTCAAAGTGTGGTTCGTGTTCAAGGGGTTTATTGGCACACTGAAAGTCATGACGCAATGGCTCGGAATGCTTCCGCCAAAGCTACGCATTCTTGTCGGTGGACTGCTGGCACTTGGAGCCACTGGTAAGGTCGGCGCATTTGCCATGCGGGGTATAGCGACAAGCGTGAAAATCGCCACGACAGCGTTTCAGGCGTTATCGTTGCCAGTCATTGCAATCACGAGTCCGATGCGAGCCTTACGCACAGCGGCTATGCTGACTGGCCAGGCTGTCATGTTTGCCGGAAAGATGGCTGGGCAGGCGGCATCCGGGTTTGCCACGTTGGCACGATCTGCTGGCAGTGCAGCCATGAGCGTGGCAAGCTCAATTGGCGGCCGCTTAGCCGGGGCGGTAAAACTTGGCGTTAATGCCATCGGGTTGATCGGTGCAGCGTCAGTCGCCATGGCAGCCACTACGGCCATGGCCACCGAAAAGAATCAGGCCGTGTTTGGCGTGATGCTGAAAGACATGGAGCAGGGCAAGGCAGTTGTCGCCAGTTTGCAGCAGGCAAAGTCTGTGGGACTGTTCGACAATGAAGAGGTGCTGAACTCAGGTCGGTTGCTTTTCAAAGCCGGTGTTGCTGCTGCCGATCTGGCTGGAAAGACAGACCAGCTCGCAACGATTGCGGCCGCGACATCAACTGAACTCTCAGACCTTACCCGCATTTATCAGCAGGGGGCGAACCGCGGATCCTTCCAGCAAGATAAAATTAACCAGTTCGCAGAGCGTGGCATCGACATCTACCACGCATTGACGGCCGTAACTGGCAAGAGCGGCGAAGCGCTCACGAAGATGATCACAGACGGGCAAATCGGCATCACGGAGATGGATGCGGCGTTATCTCATCTGACAGAAGGCAATGGAATCTACGCCGGTTCACTAGAGACGATGGGAAACACAACGTCAGGAATGCTGTCGCGAATAAAAAACAACTTCATGCAGGCACTTGGAGGAATTGGCGGTGCTGGGCTGACAGCATTTAAGCCGATCCTCACTGGACTGTTGGAGATCAGCGAAAAATCGAAAGGCTGGCTGCTGGCAATTTCTCCCGTTGCGACGCAGGTCATGATGACGATCCGGGGTGCGTTCGTAGGCTTGTGGTCCGTCGCATCGGCGGCGTTTGCTGGCATTTTCGGAGCATCGACAGCGACGTTCGGTGGTATGCTGGCGGCAACGATGTCATGGGTGACGAAGTTTCGCTGGTACTTTGAAAACCTGCTACCAATCACTCAATTTGTCTGGACCACCATCGCACTCGGTGCAGTGACAATGTTCAACGACATCGCATATTTCATCACCGACAAAATTCCCGCTTACCTGACATGGTTCGGGGAAAACTGGACCAATGTTTTCACCGACATTGCCAGCGGCACGGCCACAATCTTCACGAATCTTGCCGACAACATCGGCAACGCAATGCGGGCCATTTGGGACTTCATTAAATCCGGCGGAACTGCAGATTTGGAACTGGCCTGGACTCCGCTCCTGACAGGTTTCGAATCTACTGTTGCGGCCTTGCCTGACATTCCGGAGCGTGTACTCACTGAACTTGAGCAAAGCCTACAAACGCAAACAGAAGCACTAGGAACGCAGCTTGCAGACAGTTTTGACGCACTCGAACTTGAAGCACAAGCCGCACTGAACATTGCGGCCCCGGAACTTCCCGCCATTGACCCTAGTTTGGCATCAGGTCCGATGAACGCTCAAGGCGATGCTGCGGCTGGAAACAAGCGAACGAGTTTTCTCGTCAGCAATCTTGAGAAGGGGTCTCAGGCTGCCTTAGAAGCAATCTATGCGGGGCAGAAAGACAAGACGCCAGAGAAGCAGCTGACAGAGCAAAAGACTACTAACAAGCACTTGGCAAAAATCGCAAACAAGCCATCACCAATGATTCTGGGGGCGGTGTAATGGCAGCGACTGCAATTAGTTCTACGCTCACGAAATGGGACGAAGAAAAAAAGAAGGGCGTGTTTACAGCCACAATGGAGTGGACGCTTAAGACGACTATTTCAGCAACACTCGCAGACATGGCACCATCGCAAATTGCCGGTTTGTTTGCTGGCCTTCCGATCGAAGGCACAAACTATTCGGCCTACAATTCTTTGTGGCCGCTCGTGAGCTGTCGAGGCGTTTCCTGCAATCAGATTGAGGGCGGTGTTTACCTTTACAAAACGGACTGGAGCGACGAAGCCTCCAAGAACGACACGCAGGCCACCGATGAGGATCCGACGAATGACCTACCAATCATTAAGCCAATCGGAGGAACACGAGAAAAAGCCATCACCCGTGATCGTGACGATAAGCCAATTTTGAACACGGCTGGAGATCCTGTCGCGCAGTCGATCGAGGAAAACACAATTGGAATCAGTGTCACCGTCAACGTGGCGATTGATTCAGGCGTTGAGTCGTTGGTTCTGTCCCTGAGAAATCGCGTGAACATTTCCCCGATTCAGATCGGCAATTGGTACATCGGCACCAACATGGCCAGGGTAGTGTTTCCGAGCAACTTTCTGAGCGAGGTAAAGCGGAGAAACGACACGGAGTATTTTGAATTCGCCTATGAGCTTTTAGTCGACGAACGTGATAAGCATCAGGGGCGGCCGCTTAATGCAGGATTTCGAGAAAAGTATGCTGGAGAACTGAGGACGATAATCGCCACAGATGGAAGCGAGCCGTCAGAGCCTGCGGCATTAGATGAGGCCGGAGTGAAGCTCGACGTGCCTACTCCAGACAATGTCATCTATCTTGAGATTGACAAATACGAGGAAGGCGATTTCACAGTCCTGCCGGGCGTGACATCGTGGGCAGGTCCATAATGAACGGAGGACTGATCAGCCCGGAATATGACGCCCAGCTTCGCGATGTGATTAAAAGTGACAGGCAGCGAAAACGGATGTCTGCGGAAGTCGTTGAGGCTCCTCAGAAAAGAAAAGCATCAGCGTTTTCTGAGCACGCTGTGATTCTCGACGAAGACCTTCCGGCGGCAACGCACGCATTGACAGGAGCATCGAGTTGCCTGGCGACTGTTTGCAGGTGGTCAACAGCCGATGAGGAGTATGTTGAAACCTCGCTGCAGTTGACGGTTTGGAATCATTCTGAAAATGCAAATCACGTCACGAACACATATGGCGTGATTCGGTTTATTGATGGCCACTGGCATTTTTTTGGCGACTGTCACGCCATGGCATCACGATGAAGGGATACTTAGAAAATGTCTGATCTCAGCAGTATTTCAGCAGTTCGCCCCACGGCATCTACAAAAACGAAGCTCGTCGTTTATGGCGCGACAATCGGCGTTGGGCAAGCAGTTGTGAAGAGTGCTGGAAAGTATGTTTTAGCAGATGCGAATGCCTCATCGGCACTGGCGGCCAGTGAAGGAATCGCAATGACGCCCGGCGTAACAGATGGATATGGCATCATCGCAATGAGCGGGTCAGTCATTTTGGTCGGCACGACGATGACCGTTGGAGAAACATACCTAGTCTCACGCACGGCGGGCGGGATCATGCCAAACGCTGATAAGGCTACGGGCGATTACATTACACGCTTGGGGGTCGCCGCAACGTCCACGCAGCTCAATTTGTCGGTTTCATCAACCGGAATTCAGGTTCCGTAACGACTGGAGCCGAATCATGATGATGCAACTCGCTTGTGCCTGCTGTCGGCAAATTCAGGCCGTGACAATCAAAGGCATCGACAAGACGGACGGCACAACGGTCTGGGAATACGGCCCGGGCTCATTCTGGCGGCATCATTACGGAGCCGATGCGATCACGGGCGTGGTTCCAAATCTCACGGCAACGCTCAACAAATACGCCATCGGAGCGGCGGCATATCCGTCATTCAGTGCCTGCGGAAATCGCAACAGTGGGACACTTTCGGCTAATGTCGCCGAGGCTTTGTCAGTCGTGAAACTGAATTCCATTGACGGCACAACGATTGAATCGGCGACACTCACCGGATTGTTCTGCGATTTGATAACCGACACGGCAGTCGGACTGGTCGCGGGCCAGTCAATTACAAACGCAGCTGGCTTGAGCGGTGGAGACTTCGTCATCGTTGGCGAGCGTGTTCCATTTGTCGAGTTCGTTGACTTCACGAGCAACACAGCGACGAAGGAATACATCCTGCACGCGCACGGCCTGCGAGACGGAAACGTATACCTGAAGACTCGCACGTCAAACGAGACAATCACGATTCCGTACAACTCGACAGCGTCTGCCGTGGAAACGCTGTTTGAGGCCACCGCAGATTGTGTCGCAGCCACTGTGACCGGCGGACCATGGCCGCTAAAGCCTATCACGGTGGAAGTGGAATGGTCGGTTGCTGGCGGCGATATCTCAGCGATTGCGACGACCGGCACGTATAGCCTGTCTGCCGGTGGTGTGGAATACGATGCCACAAACGACACGTCAACGACGATCGGCGTGTTTACGCTCACGACAACACAGGTGGTTTCTGGTGCTCAGTTTCGGCTGACGTTTCCCGGCGGTGCTCAGTTTACGTACACATCGACGACAGATGACATTTCAGATTTCACTGCTGCATTTGGTGCATCGCTCGGTTCCTTTGTTGTTGCAAATACGGGACTGGTGCCAGCTGATGATCCCGGCGAAGTGCAATGGGTAGGCAATGTGCTCACGGTCAACTTTGTAAACATAGCGCCAGACAACGGGCCGATTGTCGCAGAAGTAATCGCAGGTGGTGATGGTGTCACATCGACGCGTCGCGCTGGAATGGCGGCAGCCAGTTACGACACCGGGACCGGAGAAATGACTTCTGCCGTTGGATTCGAGTTCGGCAGATCCGCAGTTGTGTCAGTGTCGGAGATGTTTGAGGAAGCATCTGCGGTTCCGGATGTGACCGGGTTGAGCCTGCTAGGAATTCAATCAATTGGATCAGGTCCGAGCAATTCTGTAATTTGCTCGCCTTCGCCGCGCGGAAGCGGTGATTTGATTCGGGCGTCGGTCGTAGAGTCTTGGACGATCACCGCTGGCGTATGGGAACGCACTTGGCAATCTCACTGCAATGCCACTATTGCGATTCCAGACATTATCCCGTGTGAATCAGGGTACGTCATTTGTCCGATCTTTGCGAAGATCTTCGACAGCGTTCGGGAACGCACGGCAGCACGATTGCAGGTTTCTGACGGTGCTATTGTTGAGCTTCTGACTACATTTGGGTCCATCTCACCGCCAGACAACAACGTGTTGACAGCGATGTTCGATGGTGTCCCTGGATCATATTTCTCGTGGGCGTATGACATCATTTATCAGGACCAGTACATCGCAAACAATCGGTTCCGTATCAACGCACACGGGGCCGATACGTGGATCGATGGCACTGAATTTCGGCTCGGAGCGCAGGCGTTTGGATGCGATGGAAGCAGCGTATTCGGTACACGAACCGCAGGCATTTCAGGCGGCTGGCGGTACGATGGCGTCGGTGATGTCGCTGATTCGCTGCTGTACATCAAATACTTTGCACCACCGCATTCGAGAGCAGCAGAGCCACAACAGTTTCGATTTAAGGTCATGAACATGCCAGGGACCAATTTCACGAGCTGGCTCGATTGGTACTCCACTGAAGCCGAAATCGAGGCGGCACTGAACGCACTGCTTGGCTCTGGAAACTGTTCAATCATCGACTTCGGAGGAATTGCGGATCCTGTCGAGAACGTTCCGCTGGCACTAATTGAGTGCAATCCGATGATTGAGTTCAAGACCGATACAGGATTCAGTCCCGGGTCCGGCCGAATCCCCGGTTCTTACTTCACGTTCCGCAATGACGGTGAGCTGATCGGCCTGACAGATATCGTGATCGAGATGCAGAACATAACGCCCTTCGCAGATCCGCCAGGGATTGCGGCGTTCGATGCCGGGGACGCGTCTCTGATCTGGTCACGCCCATTCGGAACGGCTGGAAGTGTTACAGTAGCTCAGCCGCTTTATGCGTGGCTTCAGGGAGACTTCGTTTACGCCTACGGTCAGCTTGTAGATGCTGAACTTTAACGATCTCTGGGAGGTGTCATCCAAATTTCGTCGCCGAGTTGTCCAATCTCACCCGGGACAGTTCTCTGAATTGTCGGGCCTTCATACACGAGAACTGTGAATGGTGGGTGCATGCCGTCAATTGTGATGGCTTCATGATCGTCGGAACTCACCACGCGTTTTACACGGAACGGCAATTCGATTTGCCGGGACTGTTCACGATGCAAAGCATATCCGAACCCAACAAGCAGAAATGAAACTAAAACACCCAAAGCAATCTTGCCGGCCATTGCGACACCTCCGGGGAACAGCATCCGAAACCCTGGGGCGGAAATCAAGTCACCCGGCTGAAAATCATGAATCCATAATGCTTGGCAGCAGCGGATAAAAAGCGAAGCCAGCAGCACAGCACTGGGAGACGGCTGCAGGGCTACCGGCAGTCGTCGCTGTGTTTGCAGAAGGTTGCAATTCAGTCAATACCGATCTTGACGACTGACCGTATAGTCGCTCAGGATTCGTTTGCTGTTCGGCGTGGAAACCGAATCGCGACTACGAAAAGCACTAAGCATTGATTATTCGGCCGCAAGTCCGCTACACTCTTGCACACGCGATTCGTAGTCGCACAATCCACGAAGACAGCTCGGAGCAATCCGGGCTGTTTTTGTTTGGTGAGTGCACCAAAAAGTGATTTTCGCAGGTTGGCGGAGAGTTTCACGAACTCAAATCGATACATACTGCTGGTTTTGCAATCCGGGCAACGTCCAAACTGACGACCCGGCCCGTCCCGAGAAACCCGGTCACTGGAATTCGAGCCTGACGAAGAAAGCTGAATCCGAACAGACTAAGGCAGTGAAAGCCTATAGGACGGGATAAAGACGTGGTGCGCAAAGAGGCTGCCAAACAACGCGATAACACCCCGTCACAGGGCACACAACAACGACGCGAATCATGATTGGTTGTTTTGTCATGGAAGTCGTTATCGAAAAACACCGTTGACGACTTGCCACAATTTCTGTAACGTTTCTTGACCGCTGCGGAGTAGAGGCCGCAACGATCTCAATTCAATTATCAGGCTTGCCTGATTTTCACCCCCGGCGTTTGCTCCTCTACAGCAGATTCCGGGGGTTTTGCATTTGGGGGTTGTATGGATATTTCCGAGGCGCTGCGGCAAATAGAGCAGATGCCGCTGCATGAAAAGGTTGCAGCGATCAACGCAGTAAAGCGGCAACTGCATGAGATCAGTCCATTCAAAGATGAACCAGTCGATTGTGTGATCTGGATTGCGGCCGACAGCGTCACTGCTAACGAATACAATCCAAACAAGGTAGCACCACCAGAAATGGAGTTGCTGGAAGTGTCTATCGTCAATGACGGCTACACGCAACCGATTGTTACGTGGGCAAAAGACGACGCGCACGAAGTTGTTGACGGGTTCCATCGATCGCGAGTTGGCAAGGAGTCAAAGCTGGTTGCACAGCGTGTTCAGGGATACTTGCCAGTGGTCGAGATCCGGAAGGAGCAGCAGGGCAAGAATGATCGAATCGCGTCAACTATTCGCCACAACAGGGCACGCGGTAAGCATCAGGTAGACGCGATGTCTGAGATTGTTCTGGAACTGAAAAACCGCAACTGGACTAACAAGCGAATTGCGAAGGAACTCGGCATGGACGAGGACGAAATTCTGAGGCTATGCCAAATCACTGGCCTTGAGCACTTGTTTACAGATCAGGACTTCTCACGGGCGTGGGAAGCGGCGGACAGCAATCCGACTGATGATTTTGTAGAACTCACGGATGAAATCACCGATGAAATGAGAGCAGCAGTCAGGACCGCAAACACGTCAGACCCAAACAGGGTGTTTCACACTCATGACAAATGGGAATGCGTTAAGGCAGGGTTTTATTCTTCGACGGTCGAAGGCAAAACAAAGGAGCAGTACCAGCATGAGTACGCAGCGTTTCTATCCGATTCGGAGCAGTTTTCTGAAGCGTTGGTCAGAGTGTTTGAGCAGTGGCCAAACTCTTGCGAGCACTATTTGACTAACGTCGCGATGAATCGAATCGCGTGGCTTGGTCAAGCGGCAATGTGCGTTGCCCGTGGTATTCCGAGTCAGTTTTGCTCCGGGTTCAATTTGCTGACTATTGAGCAGCAGGAGCAAGCAAACGAAACGGCGTTAACAGCGCTAAACAGTTGGCTGAATAATCGCGGCATGGAATCTGTGGACATGAATCAGGCATTGTCATACGGCCGACAGGTGGAGATTTACTGATGACTAAGAAAGTGCACTTGCTGACGTCGGTTCTTGATGAGGCCAGAGAGAGAATTGCCAAGTCGTTTGATATGTTCGAGCGGCTGTATATTTCGTTCTCTGGTGGCAAAGATAGCTCGGTGATGTTTCATCTCGTTATGGATGAAGCGAAGCGACGGAACCGAAAGGTAGGCGTTTTGATCATTGATCTTGAGGCACAGTATTCTGACACGATTAAGCACATTGAAGAAATGGTGACATGCTACGCAGACCACATTGATTTGCATTGGTTCTGTGGCGAACTGCTGCTTAGAAATGCTGTATCGAATTACCAGCCGCGATGGATTTGCTGGGATGAAGAAAAGAAAGATATTTGGGTACGAGAAAAGCCAGCGTTGGCTTCCGATTTAAGCCAGTACGATTTCTACACTCCGAAAATGGAGTTCGAGGAATTGATGGTGATTTTTGGCGAATGGTACTCGCAAGGGAAAAAGACCGGGGCTTTTATCGGAATTCGCTCAGATGAGTCATTGCATCGGTACAGGGCTATTGTGTCACGCAAAGACGGACTGATGGCAAACGGTCACAAGTGGACCACAAAGGTCGCTCGCAAGCTGTACAACGTCTACCCGATTTATGATTGGCGAGTCGAGGACATTTGGGTTTATCACGGCAAGAATCCAGACCGGCATCACAACCGCGTTTATGACCAGATGACCAAGGCGGGCGTTCCGCTTAGTCAACAGCGACTTTGCCAGCCCTACGGCGACGATCAGCGCAAGGGGCTTTGGCTTTATCATATCCTCGAACCAATGACGTGGTATAAGCTTGTGGTGCGAGTCAACGGCGTGAATTCCGGGGCGTTGTATATTCAGGAAACTGGCAACATGACTGGCTACAACAAGATTAGCAAGCCGGACGGGCACACATGGAAGTCGTTTTGTAATCTCCTGCTTCGCACGATGCCTAAAAAGACTCGCGATCATTACGTGGCAAGGTTTCAGAAGTTTATTGCTGGTTGGCAGCAGCGAGGGTACACAACGATTCCGGATGAGTCGCCGCATGAACTGGAAGTGAAATGCTGGGCTCCAAGTTGGCGTCGAATGTGCAAAGTCATTCTTCGCAATGACTACTGGTGCAAGGGCCTTGGTCAATCGCAGCCGCTTTCTGATGCGTATCAGTCATTTAAAGAGTTGAGAACAAAACGACGAATGGCAAAGGAATTGACCGATGGCACGGCAAACTGAAAAACAGAAACAAGCCGCAAGGGCATCAGGCCGCGATGTTGTGATATGGCAAGGGCAGCTCTGTGAAATTGTCGGCAATGAGCCGGTCACAAAGTCGGACAATTCTGTGGTGCTGTGCGCAAAAATCAAGGTTCTTGGAATGCCGTTACATCAAGGGCTGCGGTTAGTTGCGGCGGAAGAATTAAAGCTCGTCGAATAATTTATTCAAACTGGCGTTGACAGTTCCGATACAAATCGTAATCTTTCTGGCCAGCCGTGCTAGAGGCTGCCGAAGACAAATTAACAACAGATGGCTTGACAGCTTTTCTGTGGTTTAAGCCGCTCCCAATGCTAGCACGTTGGGAAGCGGCTTTTTTCATGGAGTTCAGGATGGCTCAACTTACATTAGGATTCGACGCGCCCGCAAAGATCAGCCGCAAATCCGACCCGATCACCTCGCAGAAGTCAGCGGCGGAAACAGAGCGGCGAATCAACACGTTTCAGTGGTTCGTCTTGCAAGCGATCAAGAAGGCATCGAAGCCAATAACGGCGAACGAAGCAGCACACGAAGCGGCAAAGGAATACGTCGCGAACATTGAGACGTTTCGGAAGCGAGTGCGTGAACTGGTGCGGATGGATCTTGTTGAAGAGTGCTCCGACCGAAAGTGCGAAGTGACCGGCAAATCAGCAATGACGTTTCGCGTGAAGGAGCAGCAGTCATGCCGCGAGAACTAATCGATCTCACGCAGAAAACTTTCGGCAAGCTGATTGTCATTCGGCTAATCGAAATACTGCGAGCCAACGGAGAAGCCAGGCCGTACTGGATGTGTAAATGCTCGTGCGGAAAACATGTAAGAGTTCGCGGTGATGTCTTGCGTGATGGCAGAAAAACAGATTGTGGATGCAAGACGACAAAGCAGCATTTTCGCAAATCGATTCTTGAGGTCAACGGGCAACGAAGAACGGTTGAGCAATGGGCACGATTCTACGGAATACGACCGAGCCACATTTACGATCGACTTCGATGCGGAATGAGCGTTGAGCAAGCAGTGACAACTCCAGTCGGCAAACCTGGCGTAAGGATTAGGAACAACGAGAAAAGGAGACTCCAAAATGCTCGCTGAAATCGCAACAAAGTGTTTCGTTTTTCTGATTCTCGTGATGCTGGGATGCTTTGCGGCTGGATCGTCTGAGATCGCATGTGAGCGAACAGAACGCAAGCGAATCGAACGGCAGATTCGTGCGAAGTATGGCCGAACGTATTGAAGAAAAGTGCTGCGGAAACGTCGGAATGCAGCCTTGACCAAAAGGCAACGACGTGACAGCCGGAGAGACGGCGCGATTGACCTGTCCGGTGTGGTGAATCGGATACTGAGTTGTGCGATTGGTCCTCAAAGGACTTGGCAACATCGAGCGGTTCGAATCCGCAATCAATCGTTAGCGGTCGACCGTGAAACGTCGCTAAGTCGAAGGAATCGAACCGCGTTTTGTCCTCCTGCGAACAGTCATGCGGTCCGGCGTTTTTAAGCAGTCACGTCGGGACTGTTCGCAGGTTTTTCTCCGCCAGTGAGCGGCCGCCAATTGGGTTGGGACGGCTCGACAGCGTCATGGTCGCTCACTGGTTTTGTTCTAAATGAAAGGATTTCGAAATGTTGGTTCTTACTCGGAGTCTCGACGAAAAGATCATTTTTGACGTTCCGGCCTCAACTGTTCCGCAACGCATAGTGCTAAACGTTAACGAGATTAGGCCAGAAAAGGTAAGGCTTGGAATTGAGGCGGACAGGTCGATTGCAGTGCATCGCTTAGAGATTGCTGAAGCGATCGAGCGAGACGGATTGAAGCCACGCAAAGAACGGCCTGCAGTGGCTCCAGTCGTGCGAATTGGTGAGCGGCTCCCGGGTGAGCTGATGAGGAGAAAGCCGCAATGACACGACGCAAGGCTGGCAAGAAATCAAAACGGATGCACATGCCAACCGGTCATAAGCCAGTGACACGAGATCCGACGTTAGAGGAAATCTGGGGCACGGAAACCACGATGGGACTTGCTGAGCAAATTAGGTTGGAGCGTCCGGACCATCCAGAAAACAAGGGCATGTATCGGGCTCCGATGATACGGGAATGCAGCACGAAAATGCTTCCAAGCGGCAAAGGCGTATTGAGGGGGCAGGGATGAAACTGACAGCAGCAGAAAAGCGGAGAAACAAGGTCGAGAAGATGGCGACTCGTCTCGCCGCGATGGCTCCGCAGAACCGCATCAATGACGTTGCCAAAGTGTTTCAAAAAATCGTTCGCATTAGGGCTGCAGACAAGACTGGTCACGTGCGCTGCGTGACATGTGGGAAAGAGCGATTATGGAATGATTCAGACATGAACGCTGGCCACTACATCAGCAAAACGCGACACGCCACAGCGTTTCATTTCACGAATTGTCATCCTCAGTGTGCAGCCTGTAATGACCGCAAACGACGTGGAAACAAGTCGGCGGAATACGAGCGATACATGCTTGAACGATTCGGTGAAGAGGTTGTGGCGGATTTGAAACGATGCGCAGCGGAAACAGTGAAATGGACATGCGAGGAACTTGCGGAGAAAAAGATTCAGCTTGGGGAGATGCTGAAGAAAACGATGTCAGAGCGGCCAATGCTTACGATCGCAAAACCGGCGACGGAAACTGGCTCGAAGCGTCGCTGAAAATGCTTCAGCAAGCGATCAAAGGAACTG